AGCGTCGAGTGTAAAGCCCGTCATAAAGTTAGTGACCAGATCAGAGACGATCGATCTCGCATCAGTATCGTTATACGCTTTTTGTACTAAGAGTCGATCCATTTCGTGAAAGCCATCAACAGCAATAAACCGATATCCCGGCACCATCTGACCTCCGACAAGATCCTCCATCCGCTCAGTAATCGTCCCACTGAAAATATCAGTCCCATCCTCAGACAGCACAATAGACACCCCGGGAGTCGGGAGGGACGCTTTGACTCCGACCATCGCAAACTCTAAGACAGACGGAGACTTAGTGAGTCCCATGTCCAGAGCGAGAGATCCTTGAGAGATATCAAGCGTTCGATCGACTGAGTTGATTGTGATTACTAGAGACATAATTTAAGTGGTACGGATACGACGTTGGATAGCTCTCGCCATACCAGCCTCGACTCGAGCGGCGATTTGTTTACTGTCGAGATACACGTTGACGACCGGACTGCTAGATCGTCCTCCGATATCATGGTTAGCCGTGATCCCTCCCGATGATCCTGGAGTAAAGATTTCTGGTCCTCGCTCTCCGACGAGATATGACTTACCAGCTCCCACCGGTCCTCCATCAGCTCTCGCTCCGGACAGTCCTCGAGGGAGAGCTGAGGTACTGTTTGAGTGACTCCCTAGAGAGTCCATCGATCGAGCAAGTCTCTCGATTGCTTTTTGTTGCTCACTGATATTCTCCAGAGCGTTCTCTTTAGTCTTATCAGACTCAGCTCTCATATTAGCTTGAGCGGCGGCATAGCTCGCCTGGATTGCTCTGTTTTTAGCCTCCTCAGCCTGGATCTCTAGCTGGATCTCTTGTAAGCGGACGATGTGCTCCTTGAGCCGTTCGATCCGTCGACGTTGGATATCCTCAATCTGTCGCTCAAAAGCAGTAAGATCAGCTCGACGCTCAGCCTCCAGCACCTCCTCCTTAAATTGCATCTGGATCCACTTAGCACTCTTGAGAGCTTTAGTCTCAGTCTCGAGTGACGCTCGGAGCTCTCGAATAGATGAGGCGTTTTGATCAGTATCCTCAGCTCGCTCAGCTGACCTCAGCTCGCTTTTAATGTCTGACACTTTCTCCTCTTGCTCGATAAGAGCCTCAGCAAGTGACCGCTTAGAGTCAGCCTCGTCAGCGTTGAGATCCTCAAACGCCTCCTTAGCTTTGTTATGTAAATCAGTAATCTTTTTAGCTGACTCTTGAGCCTGGTCTCCCATGTTACCAAACGCTCCGGCAACTCCATCCGCTCCTCCAGCTAGATCCGGGAGAGTCGGAGCGAGCGATGCAATTTGAGCCTCGAGCTCAGCGGTTGATTGAGTAGCGTCTTTATTAGCACTAAAGAGCTTGACTCCGACAATACCAGCGACCGCCGCCGCCGCCGCTACGACGAGCATCCAGGGACCGAGTAAAGCAATCGACGCCACTCGAGCGGCAATCATAGCAGTACGCAATCCGATGAGAGCTTTAGTCACACCTCCGACCACCATCGACGCCGGTCCGAGCACCGCTAAGAAAGTCGCAAACACAATAATAGATTTACGAGTACCATCTGAGAGTCCGTTAAACTTTTCCAAAGCATTACCAGCCGCCGTAACCAAACCAGTCAAAGCCGGGATAATGTCTCGTCCTAGTTGTACCCGAAAATCCAGGAAAGCATCGTTGAGACGTTTCATCTGGTTAGTAAAGGAGTCCTGTGTACGGATAGCGTCACCGGTTGCTCCCTGGTCCGTCATCGCTCGCATGATAATCGCAAGCCTGGCGATTACTTTCTGTTGCTCAGTTGCCTCACTAGTCGAGTTTGCTAGACCTTGAGCCTGGAGCTCGAGATCAAGAGCGCTCTGTTTAATGTTGATACCGAAACGATCGAGCACCTCAGACGATCCGGAGAGAGCTGAGATAAATCGTTGCATCGCCTCATCGTCGGAGATGTTGTTAAACGATGCAAAGTCGAGAGCGAGCGTCTGGATACTCTTTGACATCTCTGACGCCTCCTCTCGAGCAAACCCCATACCGACAGAAAAACTCTGGAAAGTCGATAGACCATCCATGATTTTTATACTCGATCGACCGACAGCATCTCCCAGCTCATCAGCAAACGCTCCGGCATCATCAGACAGAGATCCGAATACCTGTCGAAATCTATTCTCAGTCTCCTCAGCATCAGCGGCGGCTTTCACAAAAGCTCCAGCCGCTAGAGCTAGAGGAGCCGTGATACCGAGAGTCATAGACCTCCCGACTTCTCGCATTTTTTTACCAGTACGATCAAGATCTTTCTCCAGTGGCGTCAGCTTGCCGGAGACTTTATTGACCAGATCCAGGATGATATTGAGTTTACGATTTTCCGCCATACTTTTTATTCATTTTAACACTGTGCTTATGCTCAGCCTCCAGTGTCTCTAGTATAACATCAATAAAGTCCCAGCTGGTTGAGTCAAACTCAGCCTCGGTCCATTTGTACTCTCTACAAACTCGAGCTTTTACTCGGAGCCATTCTCGATTGGCTCCGATGCTAAAAAAGTCCGATCGTTTATACCGCACTCATCAGCGATATAGTTGACGTCAATCAGATTAAGCATCCCGATATTACCCGGAGTGATCTTAAGTACTTTATCCTCAGCGTTCGTCAAGTTCCAGCTCTTAAGGATAATCTGGAGGGGAGCGGTAATAGGATGCTCAGCCTGGAGCTTACTCATCGCCTCAGCATCAGCCGCCGTCAGACTGGTATATACCTCCACTTCTCCTCCCTCGATTGTTTTTAGTTTGATCGTTTTGGTCTCCCTTTCCTTTAGTACTGGCATATATATTACGAATTAAATACTTTTGTAAAAATCACTAGAGCGATAATCCATAAGATGATACCAAACGGCATGACAAACGCTCCCCAGATAAATAACACTAGAGGGATTGTAAGTCCTAGCGTTAGCTTTTTACCGTTAGCGATTAGCTCGTCCGATACTTCTCTTGCTGTTTTTTCTTTTTCCATATGATTATACTGTATCATACTACACAAAAGACCGCCATAGTAGCGGTCCAGTGTGTATAGTCTCAGTGAGATTATGACGTCGGTACGTTTGGATATGAGGCGGTTGCGTTCTGGAGCGTGACTTGCGATTGCTTTTGATCAGCCGCATTGTAGAAAGCTCGAAAGTTTACCTCTTGAGTAATCAAGTCAGACGCCGCTCCGTCTCGGTTCCAGTCTTGAAACTGTACCTTATTGAGCAGGATCTCCAGCGTTGGATTATCTCCAGATCCTAGATCAGCCTCTCCAGCTAGAGTGATACTCATATACAGATCATCATCTCCGAGGTAATAATCCTTAAACGTCTCATCAGTAAAGTTGAGAGTCATAGATCCCTCGATCATCATCTTAGCGTTGTACACGTCGTCAGCGTTTCGAGATCCCACTACATGGTCTCGGATTAGTCCTTGATCAAAGCTGACTGATAGACTTTTAGCTTTTACCGCTGACGCTCCAGTCAGTCCTCCAGCTGTCTCAGCTAGTTTGACAGTAATGTCTCGAGCGATCCAGTCGTACTCAGTATCGTAACTCGGAGTATCTGAGTTGCTGGCACTGGTTGAGGCGATAAAGCTGGCGGTAAATCGTACATAATCATCGATCGCCGCTGAGATCTCAAGAGATGAGATCATTGCGTTAGCGTATACAGATTGCTGGACTGAGCCATCTTTTGCGAATAGAGTCAGAGATTGATGTTGGATGTTTTGCTTAAGGTTAAACACGTGAGAGAAAGCCTCCCCAGCTGTTACCTCAGTTGTCACCGCTAAACCATACAAGTTAGCAAACAAAAATCCGATCATATCAGCATGAGCGATACCCTCCATATCTCCCTCGATATACCGTTGTACAACTCGACGTCCCTCACCATCCTCCAGGCGTCCTCGAGTAGTTTCATCAATAGCGTGCAATGCTCGCTCGACTACGTTAGCAGTCACTTTACGACCCCACTTGTCAGCGGTAGTCTCAGCGGTTCCTCGAGTTGATTCTGTAGCAACTCCGATCTCAATTTGTCGTCCTATAATTTCCATAAGCAATTTTTAATATAAATCTCTGATAATTTATTACCATAATAATACCACACCCTAGACGTTAACAAGGAGCTTAATCTGGAGCGAGAGGGGAGCATAAGCGACCAGAGCCTTATCCTCCTCCGACAGTTGCCATGACGCCGCTGAGTCAATCAGTACTCTGACTCGATGACCATCAATAACTCCCTGGTCCCAGTCAGCGTTAAACTTCTCGATGATGTTATCGACAACCGAGGGGAGTACCTCAGTAAACGCTTTCTCAGCTGAGCCTCCGGTACCCTCAGCGGATACCAGTACAATCATTAAAAAGTTGTACACCGTTTCATTTTCTTGACCAGTGTGAAACTCATTAGAAAATCCATCCGGCTTAAAAAATACGTGAGGGTACGATGTGATATTAGCTCCCGGGACGTTACTAAAAGAGGCGACTCCGGTTGTAGCTGTCAGCGATGCTTTTATTTTTTGGATTAAAGTTTCGTACATATGTATTAACTAGCGAGATCATTTGTGATATCTCTAAGCATATCACGCTCGAGCTTTTGGATCTCACTATCTTTATCCTCCTTGACGTACTCGAGCCATGGTCGAGCCTTGAGTCCTCGATCAGATCCATCATGTACCGCCGCCGCATACGGAGCGGCATCCTCATTAGGACCGATCATCGCTCTCAAAGCCTGGATATCAGTGACGTGAGTATCCCGGAGATTACCAGATCGAGCCTTTTGAGATTTCTTATTTCGCTTATTCTGGTATCGAGGATCGTTACTTACTGGAGCTCCTCCTCCTTTACCACCAACTCTCCAGGGATCATTTATAATCCCCGACCGATACACCGCCATCGAGCGGACGAGATACGTTTGAGCTGACTTTTTTATCTTGTCTGGATGACGTTTGACCGCCATCTTGAGCTCCTTGAGTCCTATGATCTTTATGTTTTGATCAGCCATATATAAAAGTATACCACTCCTCTCTCCCCCGTCGACGTGTGTCTCGAAATCAC